GCTACTACGGCGCGAGCTTAGGAAGGCCGTTCAGAGGGTTTAACCATGGCACTTGCAACAGTGGCGCAGCTTGAGGCTGAGCTTATCTCCGCAGTAAAAGGTGTGGCCGCTTTCAATGACAGCGGCTTTTCCATTTTCGACATGTCCGACATGTCCGATAAATCGGCGGCGCAGACCCTGCCCGCTGTGGGTGTAGCGTATGACGGTGCGGAACCTTCTGCCGGAAACGATGCTACTCCCGCCACAAAAGCGCACGGTGCGTCACTCGTTACTGTCCAGTTCGTGATTGTTATTGCAGTACAATATCGCTATACTGGGCAGGACGACACAAAGCAGCAGGCATTTGCGCTTTTGGATCAAGTCAGGGCCGTAGTACTAGGACTCAAGGGTGTCAACTCTAGGCCGTGGCGGTTCGTTGGTGAGAGGCCGGAAGCAGATGCGTCGGGTGATGGTGTGGTCTTCTACTCTCAAGTGTGGCAGACGACCCTGCCCATAGTCGGTAATTTCAATAACCTTTAAGGAGCTTTACTCATGTCGAACTACTACTACTCCGGCCAAGGTAGCCTGTACATCGCTGAACGCGATACTGCTGGCAAACCGAAAGGCTTCATCCCGGTCGGCAACGTTCCGGAGCTTACCCTCAACATCGAAACGACGAAGCTGGAACACAAGGAATCCGAGACCGGCGCTCGTCTGATCGACCTGACCATCGTCCAAGAGAAGAAGGGCACCTTCGAGTTCACCCTCGAAAACCTGTCTCTGGACAATCTGGCTATGGCTCTCTGGGGCACCAAGGCTACCGTCGCAGGCGGCACTGTCTCCACTACCCCGGAAGTCCTCGCTATCCCGAAGGCGGTTGTCGGCGGTATGCGCTTCCCGCTGGTGCACCCGAAGGTTACGGCTGTCGTTGTTAAAGACGCTACCGGCACCACCCCCTATGACCTGAATGATGACTACACCGTTGACGCAGTTAACGGCAACATCATCATCACCGCAGGTGGCGCTATCGCTACCGCCGCCGCAGGTGCAGTCAGTGTCGGTATCGACATTCAGGTGACCTACACCTATGCCGGCTACGTCAAGGTTGATGCGTTCACCAACGCTGCCGCACCGGAGCGCTGGCTGCGCTTTGAAGGTATCAATACCGTTGACGGCTCCACCGTCATTGTTGACCTGTTCAAGGCTCAGTTCGATCCGATGACCGGCTACGGCCTCATCAACGAAGAGCTTGGCTCGGTCAAGATGGCCGGCGCTATCCTCGCAGACACCCTGCAGGCCACCGGCAGCAAGTTCTTCCGTCAAGTCAACGTCGGTGCCTAACTCCGACTGACACAGTAAGGGGCCCTACGGGGCCTCTTTTTTTGGAGATACGGAATGAAACGAGCTACAGCTACAAGCCGCTGCGAAGTAGGCGGCAGAGTCTACCTCCCCGGCGACGACATGACCGTTACCGAAGCGCAGTTTGCCTACCTGAAGCAGCACGGCGCGGCGACAGAAATTCGTATGCAAACCCACGCCTCCTCCGCCCCTCCCTCTATCGAAGATGTTACAATCGAGGCCGCACACGGGGCCTATGCACGAAAGATCAAGGCGCGTGTCGCCAAGGGTAATTCTGGTAACGGTAAATAAGGAGCAGTCAAATGAGTGAAGTAAACACGGTGCTATCCCAGCTATTCGACAAGCAGTCGGTGACGTTGACGAAGTTCGGGAAGGAAGTTGGTATCCGCAAGGTAACCCTGCGTACCATGAAGCCAGTCACGGACCTTCTCGGGCGGGTGCTTGATGATCTGAAGCTGGACGCAACGAATATGCCTACCGTCGATTTCGGTAGCCCTGCCATGATTTTGAAATTGATTTCAAAACACTACGATGAAGTCATGGCTATTGTAGTTGACCACACTACGCTCGAACTGAATGATCTGTTGGACATGGATACGGAAGAAAGCATTCTGGTCATCCAAGCCGTCATCGTCCTGAACAAGGATTTTTTTACGAAGAAGGTACTCCCGAACCTTCAACTCCTCAACGCCGAGGCAAGCTAAAAAAGGATCGGTCGGGAGACCAGCTACTAGAGGGAGTCCTCACCGTTACGCGGGCGGGGATTCCCCTAGAAACCATCTACGATCTACCCCTAGATGTATTCAATCTATACCTAGCAACTGCGCTTCGCCTTGAGGCGAAACAGCGGTTAGGGTATATTGCGGATACCACAGCCTCTGTAGCCAGCCTATTCTCTTCAGGTAGCAAGATGAAGGAGTACGTAGAGGGGCTACAGACGCAGTATCTAGGAGAAAAAGATGGCCGACGCTAGCTTAACAGTCAGTATCAACGGGCAAGACAATCTGTCCGGTGAGCTAAAGAAGATCGAATCTGGTGTGATCCGTTTTGTGGGGGCCGTCAGCGCGGCCCTCGCTACTTTATCCACTGTCGGTTTTCCTGTTGTTTCCGCCGCCAACTTCCAGAAGGAGTTGCTGAACGCGGCGAAGACCACCAACTACACCCGCGACCAGATCGGCGAATTGCGGGGCGGGTTGGATGAGCTATCTAAGCAGTCGAATATCACCGCTATTGACTTCGCCAAGATCGCCACCCTAGGCGGTCAGCTAGGCATCGGAGAGAACGATGTCTCTGCCCTACTTGAGTTCACCAAGCAAATCGGTATCGCTATCACTGCGCTGGATATTCCGGCAGAGGAGGCGGTCGATTCTATCGGCAAACTCATCAACATCTTCAACGTTCCGGCGAGTCAGTACAAGAACCTGATCTCTTCGCTGAACGAAGTCTCGAACTCCTCGACGGCTACCGCTACTCAGCTATTTGACGTTGTTCGCCGTATCGGCAACCTAGGCGGTTCGGTAGACATCCCCGCCGCTGCCGCTATCTCCGCATCCATGATCGACTTGGGTCTGACAGCGGAAACCGCAGGCACGACTATTACCAAGATTTTCGCCGACATGAAGTCGAATGCGGCGGATTTTGCGAACGTGGCGGTCAAGTCTATCGAGGAGGTAAACGGACAGACGCAGATCATGCGCTACTCCACCGAGGAGTGGGTGCGCTTGGTCGCTACGGATGGCCTTACTGCCCTCAAGGCGTATGCTACTGGCTTGAACCAGCTAGGAGCCTCGCAGGCGGCACAGGTAAAGTCTCAGTTAACCGGCGAAGGTCGTCTATTCGAGGCAGTCACCAAGCTCCAGCAGCAGCAGCTACGCCAAGCCAGCATTCAGGACGCACTCAAGGAAGCGGAGCGCTCCCTAGCGGCGACTAAGGCGCAGGGTACGAACGCTACAGAGGCGCAGATCGCGGCAGAGCAGCAACGAGTTGACGCGCTCAAGGCTGCAGTTACGCAAGCCAACGTCCTCGACCGGCTCAACACCAAGGCCCAGCAGGCATTTGCCTCCGCCGACTCCGCTGTACGCGAGCAGCAGACCACACTCGCCGGCCTTATTGCGCAGTGGAGCCGCTTCCAGAATAACCTGATCTCCCTAGTCAACTCTGTGGGCGGGCAGCTTCTGGGGCCGCTAACTGATTCCTTACGCGGTATGTCGGACTCTTTGCAGTCGGGCCTCGCCGGGGCGCAGCTTCAAGTAGCCGCACAGGAGATCGTTGGGGCGATTCAGCGTATCGGTGACGCTTTTGCGTACCTACGCACCTTCACTGACGGCATCGTTGCGGTTGACTGGGGAGGCATCCTACGTATCGGCGCACTACTCGCAGCCTTTGGTGTACTCAAGGGTTTGGGTGTAATTTTCGGCTATATCGGCAGCAGTGCCGCCTCCGCCGTCCCCGGCCTTACTGCGCTACGCAAGGCGCTGTTCGGCGTCAGCGAGGCAGAAGCCGCACTAGCGGCGGCTCAAGAGAAGCGGGCTCAGCGCAACACGCTGCAAGGAGGCATCCTAGAGTCAGCCAAGAATGCCATTAACGCGCAAGCCGACGCCTATGTTGGTGCGGTCAACAAGCTAGCTGCGGCCCGAGACAAGGCCATTAACGTTGCGGCCCGCGCTCAGGCGGCGTTACCTGCGGCGCAACAGGCTCTTGCGGCGAGCTTCGCCGCGCTCCCGCGCTACATTACCTCTGTGGGTGACGCACAACAGCGTCTGGCGCAATACACAGCAAACTACAACGCAGCAATCGCTTCAGGCAATACGAGAGCAGCTTCAGGCTATCGGTCGCAGATTGTTTCGCTTGAGCGGATGCTTTTGGCTATCCGTAACAATCAGGCGGCAGTGACGGCGCTTACGAATCAGTTGGCGCTAGCGCAGCGCATTCAGGTGCGCTCGACCGACCAACTTGATAGGCTGTCCGTACCGTTCCGCCCGCAGCTAACGGGCCTAGCTGACGCCGCACGAAACGCAGCCACCACCTTTAAGACTGAGTTTGGCTTGGCTATGGCAGGTGGCGGCTCGGTATTAACCTCGTTCATAGCCGCGTTGAACGCGACGGCGGCTCCCGCGCTTCGCGCCGGGGCTACCGCAGGGAGGGGGTTTGCAACCGGTTTCAAAACGCAGTTGGCGAGTCTGGCCGGCGCGGCGGGAGGTGCGGTACTTAAGGGCTTAGGTCTTGAGGGTTTTGGTGATAAGTTCAATGAGGCCGCGACCCGGACCACCAAATCTATTGTTGTTTTGCAGGGCGGTTTCACGGCACTTGGTTCTATCATCCGCCTCGTCGGCGGACTGCTATCTCGCGCTGTCGGCTTTGTCTTCTTCGCCATGATGGCGAAAGAGCTACTGGACATGGTGGGGCTCTGGGATAAGCTCCTAGAGAAAGTGGTCAAAGTTGCGAAGTGGATGGGCTTTACTGATGAGCAGATTCCTGACTTCCTGAAGCCCAAAGTGCAGGTAGAAGCCACAGCCGCTGCTGCCCAGAGGCTTGCTGACCGTATGGCTACGGCGCGGGAGGAAGCCACCAAGTTCACAGACACGCAGAAGGCTAGCCTAGCCGTCTTGACGAATAGTTCGCTGATTGCCCAGCGCGACATCAAGTTCGACAGAAACGATCCGGGTAAATCGTCGCAGGCACAGAAGGATTACCTAGAGGCGCTTACGCTTGGGTTCAGCAAGGCCGAAGTAGCAGCAACCGCCTATGCTGAAGTGCAACGTCAACTCGTAGAGGAGGAGAAGATTGCGGAAAAGTCCAGTGCTGACTTGGCGAAAGCTAAAGGTAGGTACTCGCGCACTATCAAAGAGGTAACCGACGCAGAAACCGCCCTTGCTGCGGTACGCGCAGGTGGCGGGGATGCTAAGGCAGAGTCTGCTGCGGTGTCTCGCCTAGCCGCCGCGCAAAAGGCGTACGAACGCGCCCGCCGCGCCACCTTCGCTGATCTGGAGCGGAGCGCCACGGAGGCTACCGGCAAGGTCAACGAGCTACGCGGAAGTAGCGAGGCCCTGAAGGCGCAAATCGAGCAGGTTGGTGGTACCGCAGCCGACCCGTACGCTGGGTTGTACCGTGGCGCGGAGAACTACATACAGGCCGTCTTCACCGCAGAGGAAGCTACGGCGCTGTTTACTAGCGCTATCGAAGGCCAAGATGCACCTATGGTTCGCTATAACGAGTCCCTACTGAAGCAGCGGCAGGCCGCTACGGAGCTAGCAGACGCGGACAAGCGGCTGAAGGAGCAGCAAGATACCAAGGGGCGCTCCGAGTCGTCTATCGTGGCACTGGAGGCAGCGTACGAGGCGGCAAAGACAAAGGCGGATACGACATCTAAAGCCACCGCCGCCGTACGCGACGAGGTAACTAAGCTGGGTCGCTCCCGTACGCAGGTAGAGCAGTTCCTGAACGCCTTCGATACGCGTAACCCGGATGCGCTGGTACGTAATCTCGTGGCCATGACGCAAGCCGCCCGCACACTACCGGCCGACGCCTTCAAGGGCCTAGGCGTGCCGGAGGTCAAAGCCGACGACCTACTTAGCGCTGCCTCTATCGTTGCTGTCAAGACGCGGGTCAAGTCGATGTACGACTCGTGGGCGGCAGCGGCTGACACTGCGGCGGAGCGGGCCAAAAACGCGGTCACTACCGCTATGGCTGATGTCCAGAAGCTGATGCGGGACGCACAGGCGACGGCGGAGAAGATCACGCAGGCATACGCCAACAGCAAGAATAAAGCTACCCGCCAGACTGAAGACCGCAAAGACGATGCAGCCTCGCGCCAACGGCTCCGCGATATCCAGACTGAGTACGATACTGAGCGGGCCTTGCTGGAGCAGATGTTCTCCGTTGAGAAGAATCGTTTCGCTGAGCAAGAGGCAGGCGGGCTCCGTATCTCCGACCAGAAGCAGCAGATGTACGCCATGGAGCAGCAGGCGCTGTTTGCGCTGGAGGAGAAGTACAACAAGCTGAAAGAGGCCGAACAGGATCGTGTCAACATCGGCAAGGCTAAGCGCGGCGTACAGGACGAGATCAAGCAGTTTGACGAACTGATTAAGAAAATCGACTACTACAAGAAACGCGTCACCGAGGCCAACAACGTTCTGTTGGACCCCTCCGCTGGGCTCGACAAGAAAGCCGGCGCTATCGAACAGCGCAACCTTGCCCTCGACAAGATGAAGGCCATCTACGGCCAGCTTGAGGCGGCAGGGGAGCGTATCGCCAACACTGAGCCTATCGGTGGTCAACTCCTCATCACTCCGGACCAGATCAATAAGATCAACCAATCGCTGACGGGTGTAGCGGACACTATCGGAAAGGTCGGCGTGGAGGGTGCGGACAAGATCGAACCGGTGTTCAAAGCACTAGCTACGAACTTCAGTAACGTCTCCGGCACGCTAAGCAAGGAGATAGAGGTCGCCAGTCAAGCCTTCGCTAAACTGTCGGGGACCTCCGGCCCTGAGCTAGACGCCCTCGCGGCCAAGTACGCCGCACTCGTCGCACAGAGCAGCAACTACGCCGCTGGCCTAGAAAAGATTCAGGAGCTATCGCAGAAGGGGCTATCTATCCCCGGCTCCATTAAGGCCGAGGACATCACTGCGATCTCGGATAGCATCTCCAAAGCTATCTCCGCCGCAGGGGACAAGACGCCTATCAACCTTTCAGTGAACCAAGAGTCGCTGGCAGGCAATATTGCCAACGCTATCCGTGCCGCAGCCTCTACCGGCGCGATACCGACACCCATCACCGTTACAGCCAGTGGGGAGTCGCTGACGGCTCTACAGTCGCAGATTCAGGAGAACGTAAAGCCCAAGTTGAAGGGCGAGATCGAGATCACTAAGATTCGCGGAGCTAACGGTCAGTTGACGGTCACGTACAATCCGGAGCAGCGGGCACGCGGTGGGTTTATTGGCGATATCGCAAGGTACGCTACGGGTGGGCGCGTTCGCGGGGCCGGTGACGGCACGAGCGATAGCATCCTATCGTGGCTATCCAACGGCGAGTATGTCATGGACGCTTTGACCACCTCGCGCTTTGGTCCGAAGTTCTTTGCCTCCCTGCAGCAGGCCGCACGCGGTGGGTACTCGCTCAATATGCTGCGCGGGCTACAGATGCCGAAGTTTGCGACGGGCGGTCCTATCGGTATCGACACCTCCGCCTTTGCCGGAATTGCAAACGATTTCAAATCCTCCATTGGCGGAGCCCCGGCCCGTGATGTGGTCGATATCAATTTGTCGTCAGGCGGGCAGCGGGCTACCATTCAGGCGGAACGCGAGCAGGCTAAGAACCTTGTCAGCATCCTCAGTCAGTTCGGGAAAGGAAAGTAATGAGCATTACGCTAAGCAATGTCACGCTGCGCGGCGGGTTGGTGTGGACGGACCGCTGGTCCCCAGCCAACGTAGCGCAGAAAACCGTACGTACCCTTGGCGGGTTCCCTGTCTTCTACACAGCCTCGCTCCTCAAAGGGACGCCCCTCACGCTTGCCTCCATCGATGACCAAGGCTGGCAGATGCTCGCAGTCGTAGAGCAGCTATACCAGCTTGCGTCTGTCGCCGGGGCGCAATATCTGCTAGACTTGGGCACGATTCAGCATAGCGTAATGTTTAGGCACGACGAGCCACCAGCCTTCGACGCTACCCCACTGATCCCCCGGACTTTGGCGGAAGCCGGAGACTATTTCACAGTTACACTGAAGCTCATCACTGTTTAAGGAGATACCATGAGTATTGTTGCTTCCGAATTGGTGTGGCGTAAGCCCGCAGAATCCAGCGATGCCGGAACAAACGGCGGGCGCATGTCGGCTACTGCCATCACTTCTGGCGTCAAGAACAACCTGTTCCCGGATGTCCCGCAGGCGGAGCGCACAGCAGGCTCTACCAAGTACCGCAAAGCGTTCATCCATGTAGCCAACGACGCCGACCTTACGCTCATTGCCTCCAAGGTCTTCGTTCTGCAGCCGACCCCCGGCGACGACTACGTGACGATCTTCCCCGGAACCTACACCGACACGCAGTCGGGTATCGGCACGCCCGCCCAACTATACGGCGCAGGCAAGCTGAACGCGGATGTTTCGGCAGCAGCGACCACCGTTGCTGTGCTTGTCGAAAGCTGGGCCACCGCCCCGATCTTCGCAGCCGGCATGACTATTCGCGTCTCGAATAAGGCCAGTGTTGATGATGTCTCCGGCACTGAAGAGTACCGCACCATTGCCCCGGCAGGCGTCAGTGCGGCAGGCAACGTCATCACCCTGACCCTCACGGCAGGCTTGAGCTATGCCTACAGCGCCACCAACACCTACGTCTCGTCGGTCATCTCGCAGGGCGACGTTGTGTCCTCGGCTACGACTCCTGTAGTAGCGGGCGGCGGTTCCTACAACAGCGGTACCTACCCGATTCTGGCGGATAACATCGGCTCTATCGAGCAAAACTGGACGGTCACGTTTACCTCCGCCTCTCAGTTCACTGTCGTAGGTGATACGGTGGGTTCGCTTGGTACCTTTAACGTCACCAGCGATGCCGCCCCGACCAACCCCAGCTTTTCGGGCAAGCCGTACTTCACTATCAACCGTCTCGGCTGGTCGAGCCCGCAGACTGGTACGTCGATGACCTTCACCACTCACCCTGCGGCCATCCCCATTTGGTACAAGCGTGTTGTCCCGTCAGGTGCAGCTTCGCTCTCGGGTGACAAGGTAATCGTCGGCGTGGACGGCGAATCGGCGTAATAGAGGGCTAGGCGTATGGCGAATAATCTCCAGAACTCCACATCGATTGACTTCAACGTATCGGGGTCAAAGCGACTTGTAATGGAGACCGACAGTGACGCCTCCCTCGTCAAAGCTAAGGGTACATCGTACGTCAAGGTGTACCCTAGCTCTGCGGGCCCTGCAGTCACCGCAGTACTGGGCGGGTGCACCAGAGTAGCCTCCGGCGTTCCAGACGATATTACAGACTACGTATCGTTCTCCGGGTCATCCAGCAGCAGCCTCCGCTACTACCCCTCGGGCGGCGTAGCCATCCTCGATAGCCGCTTCTTCAATGCGGCCCCGGTAGTCGCCTATGACGAAGCCAGCAATTCCCTGATCCTCGACATAAACGCGGCTCACGGGATTGTGAAGGTCCAGTACCGCTCCTACTTCGACCGGTACCTCGTTACGCACGGTGACGCCCCTTGCGCGGCGGCTAGCGTACAGACCGCCAGCGTAGAGACGGAGATTACGTCCAAGCCGGTCACACCAAACTACGATCCGGCCTTCCTCGTTGCAACGGCGGCGGGCTGGGAGACTACTTCGATGGAGGTCGCGGGCCCGCCCTGCAGCCAGAGCGATGACTCCTCATCCACCATTCAGTTCAGCGACTACGATCCGGTAGGGATTAAGCTGGAGACTGACGCTCTAGTCCCTCCGGGGCTGTACCCGTACTACTTCAACGCCGAGACTACGCCCATGGGCTTTACCCTACAGGCGCAGACTGTAGTGATCGGCAACGAGATTGTTAGCCTGTACTGTGGGTGTCGCGTACGCGTCTACCCGAAGACCTCGGTCACCCTCTACGGGGTCAACTGCGCCGTGGGCATGCAGATCGTAGACTTCGGCAGCAAGCCGGTACTGCAGTCGCTGACCTTCAGCGGTAGTCAAGCGGTAAACCTAGACTACCCACCCAGCGGCAGCGTATCTCTGAGCAGCGCCAGCGCCAACGCGCTATCTCTCTTCAACGAGAATGTCGGGGTCTCGTTCAAAGGTCCGGGCGAGTGGGTCAATGAGGTCGTGTGGAAGACCCGTAACATGTTCGAGCTAGTAAAGAACGCTCGGCATGTACGCGATGACGAAGTGGTTGTTGTTACCTCTCTAGGCAACAATACTATTCCCTGCTACACGTTTGCGCAGGCGCAATATACCTCGGAGTACTACCTCTACGACGTACTGTTCAACTGGGATGAGCGACTAGGTTGGTACGCCCCGGCTATGGTCCTAGCTGTGGCTTCGGACGGTCGCATCGGGCACCTGTCTATCGAACCTCCCGCAAAACGAGGCGTGCTATGACGCGAAAAGGATCAGACAAAGGAGCATCTGCCGACTCCTTCATGCTCTACAACCGGTTCTTCGAGTACGAGCGGATTGTCTCTACCGTGTCCGTTACGGACGAGGGTATATTTCAGGCAGGGCAGGTGCCGTCCACCTACGGTGGCGCTCAACTTGATATCCAGTGCGTTCACGCCGTCTTCATGGTCAACTCCAAAGCAGAGATGATCTTGATGGAGTTCGAGGTAGAGCCCCCAATGGATAGCGAGCGGAAGACGGGCGGGCCTATAATCCGGGATGGGGTAGAGATACGCGCCAAGACGGGCAATAGCGATGTGCCTATCACCCAGACCACTATCCCTAACGCCGCCCTAGACAACAACCGCAAGCTGCTAGGCACTGCCGCCAAGGCACAGTTCAAAGCCGACCTAGCGGCGCAGCCCAGTCAGCCTAAGTCATAGCATGCTAGTTAGCCCATTCTCTACAGTGATGGGGTATAGCTCGCCAGACGGAAAAGGGATATACCTCAAGCCAACATCCGAAGCCGCCCCGGACGGGTGGGGCGAGCCCCGTATGGACACGACAGGGGCCACGCCGGTACCGATCATCCCCGGCACCCCCGGTGGGCCCTTGGAGCGTTGCCTGCTGCGGCGTAAGGGTTCCTCCTACAAGGCTAGTGCGACCAAATACTTCCAGAAGTCCGGGAATATCACATGGTGGGGCGACTGGCGCAACCCCGCTAAGCAAGTCAAGGGTAAGCATGTCCTGAGCTACAACGGCCCGAAGCTACGCTACTTCCGCGACGAAGGTTTCAACTACGGTAGCGACTCCTCCCACAACGAAATCTACTACCTAGGCAACTTCGCCACCATCGCGCCGGGGCCAGTGCTGGGTGCATGCCTACGGAAGATTAACTTCTACGACCCTATTGCGCAGAAGACGGCAGAGGAGACCTTCATCATCGTAGCCGTGTATCAGGACGGCATGGACAAGTTCTACAAGAAGCGCTGGCCCTTCCGGCTTAAGACCCCGTACAACATGTCGGACGCGGTGCGCGAGAAGGAGATGCGCCTGTACGATGCGGCGGAGGAGCCCTACGGCTGGATTCCTATGGGTACCTTCGCTAAGCCAGTAGACGCGTACCCGCCCGAGACACCTTGGTTCTTTAACCAGTCGGGCACTGCCGCTGTTGCCATGCGGCGCACGAAACAGACCTTCAATAACGGGTACGAAGATGTCACGGAAGACAAGTTCGTTCGCCTCAAGGCCGACGTATCCGACAGCAACGTGTCCGTTAGCGATCTCGGCAACCTAGCGCCCCTGCAGTACCTTGAAAAGTACTCAAAGGAACACCCCACGTACGTTTCTACTGACATCTTGGACTACGACCATTCATGGCAGGAAGACCACGTAAAGGTCACCATCTCGCTCGACGGGGCGCAGTATGTACTGTGTGACTACGTAGGAGATACCCTGTACTGGGGTAAGGTCAAGTACCAGATCATTCGCATACAGGAAGGCTACTACACTAAGGGCACCGACCCAGCGCAGTACGTCATTACCTATAATGGGCAAGATAAAAATATCTCCAACCTAGGTTTACGTTTCGGCCCGCGTGTCCATAACAACATAGAGTACGGGTACGTAGACCCTGTACCATACGTACCCGCCCCCGCCGACCATGAAGTTACATGGTGGATCAGCGTCTACGAAAAGGTCACGCTCTACTACGGCCCGGAAGGCAATGAGGAGTCTGGCTCCATCGACTTGCACTACTACGATAATGGCACGAGCGACGAGTGGGCAGGCAACCCTAGGCAACAGAACAACCCATACCTCTACTACTATCAGTTCTATACCCGCCATTTACGCGGCTTCTGCGATCTTCGCAATATGGCGTTCTTCTCCCGAGACTTGCATAAGTACGGACTGTGGCAGAACAGCACTGCAACGGTAAGCCAGACAGAGAAGTTCAAAGATACCCTCTACACTGAAGGTAATTCGAGTGGCGAGGATAAACGCTCGGTCAAGAAGACCAAGACAGGGACTTCTGAATTCGGGTGGCCGTATACCGATATGGAGCAGTGGGCGGCGACGTTCAACATAACGCTGAGCCGCACTACGTACGTCGCCACGTGGCCTGCGGGGAACTACCAAGGCGAGATTCAGAAGCCGGGGGCTAAAACATTCTATGCAGGTGATACCACAGGTGACCACGCCGCAAACTGGCCCTCCATCAGTGACCTACTCTACGGACCGGTAAACCAATGCAAGGGTAACGGTGTACGTACGGAGCAGGATAGCCTAGCGTATAGCGTGGAGGTACCGGATGTAGAGAATGAAGGTAGCTACGTGATAATATCTGACACTAAGCCCGCAGGCGACCCCGCTGCGCTCGTCGGGTACGGAACAAAATTCTACCCAATAGGCTCTTGCTAGGAGATACCATGCCTTTCAGTGTAAGCGATATCAAATTCATGTATTCCGGGGGCGCAGGCAATAGCAACCCTATGCTGAGCCTCGGCGGAGTTATGTCAAGCGCGGCCATCATCGCCCAGACGACCAGTACTCCGGTCAATATTACAGGCATCACAATTACTTCGTCTGTTGGTAACGCGCAGGGTACAGGCTTGCTAAGCTGGTCCCCCTCAACCAATACGCTTTCATGGCAACCGCCTACCAGTTCCTATACGTACACCCTCAGTGGGGTTAACGCTAATGGTACGTATGTAGTTGGCGGGTCAGATGGTACTCTCGTTATCACTGTAGTCTACGCGTCCATGCCTAGCATCTATAAGCAGGACTCAATCACGATTACCCGCGCCTCTGGTAACGTATTTGATTCGGTCAGCCCCATCAACTCACTGATTGGCGATATTTCGTATCGTTGCTTCTACATCAAGAATGCCGGTACGGTAACTGTCAACGATGTAAAGGTGTGGATCAAACAATTGACCACTGGCCCAGACGAAATCGATATCGGGTTAGCTACGCAAGGCATCGGTAACGGCAGCACTACAGGCGTAGCCTCCACTATCGTCAACGAAAATACTGCGCCGGCTGGTATAACCTTTTCCCGTCCGCTCACGTACGCTACAGGCTTGAGTGTTGGTACGCTCTTGGCAGGGCAGGCAATTGGTTTGTGGGAGCGCCGCACGGTACCTGCGAATACGGTTGGGGATATCGCTTCTAACCAATCGACCATCGCCGTAGCCGTCAGTGTTTAATTGAAATCGATTTCAAAATAGGCTAAGCATGGGCATTACTCGGGTATCTACTACGCTAGGGAACGCTCTCGCTAATCAGGTCCTGCTTGCGCTTGATAGCGGCGGCGGTCCGGGCTTTCTTGAAATCTACGACGGGGCGCTGCCGTCTAGCCCAGATACGGCGATTGCCTCGCAGACGCTGCTAGCGACCTTGATGTTGTCGAATCCCTGCGGGTTTTTGACGGGTAAGGTACTTACCTTTTATGCTATCGCCACGGGTATCTCCGTAGCTACCGGCGTGGCCCGCTTTGGTAGGCTCTACAACTCTAGTATGGTCGCCAAAATGGATGTTAACGTTTCCGGTATAGGTGGGGGTGGGGCGCTCGTGCTTACAAACACGGCCATACCGTTTGGTGGTCCAGTACGCGTTGAAAGTATGTACGTGGCTTTAGGGTAAGCTGGTATACTTCTCAAAAATTGAAAGGATAGAAAATGACTGTTCGTGTATATCGCTGGGATGACGCCTCGGCCCCGGTCTTGACCGGTGCAGCCGCCGCCTACACCATCAACGACGTTCTGAATAAATGCCTTGTAACTGGCTATGGCGCTAAGGCAGGCGCGGGGTGGTCTCTAGCCTTCAGCACTACCGGTAAGTCTGCGTTTAAGCAAGGCGTAGGTAGTAATGGAATGTACTGCCTCATCGACTCCTCCGCCTCCGGTCAGTACCCACGCTTCCGTGGCTACGAAACTATGACCGATATCGCAACAGGCACTAACCCCTTCCCAAACGATACTCAGATTGCCGGGGGTGGATACATCGCTACCTCGGCTACGGCAGATGCGGTGCAGCGCCCTTGGGTTGTTGTAGCTGACGAGAAGCGCTTCTACCTCTACATCGGCTTTAGCGAAACTACTGCTGCCGGATTAGTAGCTGCTGCCTTCCGCATGTTCTACTTTTTTGGCGACCTCTTTACCTATAAGACGGGCGATGCCTTTGCGACAACGATTCTGTGTAGCACTACTGCGGCGCTAACCACCAACTCTTCCGCTGCAGTCGGTAACCAGAACGTAGCGCAGCCGGGGCACTACACCGCACGCTCGCATACCCAGATCGGCACCTGCATCACTTCCGGTAAGATGCACGACGCTCAGCGGGCTAACGGTGCAGTTGTCGTCGGCGGTGGAGGCGGCGCGTATCCTGACCCCATCACTGGTGGCATGGTCCTTCAGCCTATCCTCAGTACCGATAGCGTGGACAATATCACGCGAGGCTATTACCCCGGCTTATGGAGCCCCGTCCACCTTACCCCCGGCAACCCCGGAGATACGTTCTCCGGTGCGGGCGCAATGGCGGGCAAGCAGTTCCTGCTTCTCTGGGTGGGCGCTGCGGGCTCCCGTATCTGCCTTGAGACTTCGGATACATGGAGCTAAGCCATGGCGGACCTAGGCGCAATCGGAAGGCCGGGGTCTTCCGCTAAGGTCTCTCCTTCGATCATCAGTTTTCCGCTGACCATGGCGGCGAGGTCACGCGGGACACCACCCGCTTCCTACTCCCGCTCCGGTTTTATGTCGGTGCTGAGCCCTATTCTCGGGGCTGGAGACCGAGACGGTACGATCAGCCTTACCGAGACGATCAGCGGGACAGTTCGAGACGACAACGGTATCCTCGCCGTACGTAAGCTACGAGCGTACGAGCGGGCGAGTGGTAGGTTCATCGGGGAGGTATGGAGTGGCGCTAATGGGCAGTACTCCCTCCGCGTCTTCTCCCACGTAGAGCATGATGTTATCTGCTTTGACGATCCGGCCAATACTGCGTACAACGATCAAATTCTGCGGGTAGCCCCCGCGCCTTAATTAGGAGAACACCATGGCTATTACGCGACTATCTACGGCTACATGCGGTGACTGCGCTAATGCGATCAAGAGCCGAATCGATGCCGGCGCAGGCCCCGGCCTCATTCGCGTCTACGACGGCGCGTTGCCTGCTACGCCCGAGACTGCAATTACCGTGCAGGTTCTACTCGGTACGCTTACCCTCTCTGACCCGTGCGGCACGGTTACCGACAAGACGCTTAACTTTGCGGCTATCGCGCAGGATATTGCCGCCGATACGAACGGCGTGATTGGCTTCTGTCGCGTGACTGACAGCAACGGCAACGTCATTGTAGACGGTGACGCCAGCACCGTTCTCGGGACAGGCATGTTCAAATTCAATACGACTACCGTTGTGGCGGGAGGCCCAATCGCCATGACTAGCGGCTCTATCACGGTGGGTTAATCGTGGCGGATTTTGCGCAGTGCGGAGCTACTCTTAACGAGACCTTGGGGATTAATAACGGTCAAGGTACGTCTGTCGGTACTGCAGTCACCTCTAGCGCCACAATATACGTAAAAGGGGCGTACTCGCAAATCGCTGCCGCTACTTCGTTCGATTCGTCGCTCGCCCTCATCTATATCTACCGGCACGACAGTACACCGACTTTTATGGTCGATATTGCTATAGGGCCCCCCGGTAGCGAGCAGATTATCGCGGCTAACCTATTTACCCGTGGGCAGTCCGCTACTGAGACG